CTGTTGACATAGTTACCGGCCTGATTCTGCGCTTGTACGTTGGCTTCGCCAGTTTGCATTTGTTGAACTGTGGGATTAGTGACTCCTGTCAAATCCTTATTCAACATCTGAACACCCAAAGGAATTGCGCCAGACATGTCTGTTGGGGCTGGTGTTGCGTTGCCAAACAATTGATTAACAAGCCCTGCGTTTTGAGCTCCCCAGCCTCCTGTAGCCGCAATGACCTGGGGGGCCAAGATTCCTTCGTTGGTAAACTGTTGCGCCATTTGTTGTTGCGACATTCCTGCCGCTGTGTCAGCTCCAATAGCAGCCGCGATATCAGCAGCGCTGGCATTAGACGTTAAAGCAGGAAGACCTGATGATGCAGTCGGGGTAGGGGTTGGAGTAACAGGGGCAGCAGGCGCAGCAGGAGCGGCGGGAGCGGCAGGCGCAGATGCGTATTGAGGAGTACCATCATCGTAATATCCAATAACCGTTCCACCATCATCGTAATGGTGAACACCACCGCCTTTGGCTAAAGCCACCAGCCCGCCTGTAGCGGCTGAAACCTGGTACATATTAGAAGGGCCAGAGTAAGGATTACCGCCAAAAAGAGCGAGCTTTCCTCTGTATGTGGGGGCGGTAACACCTGCTTGTTTTTGACTGTTTTTAAGTAAAGATACAGCGCCTAGTCCCAAACCAACTTTTTCCAAAGGAGATAAATTTTTAATATCTTGGTACAAAGATGTTTTTTCTGCCGCAGTTTTGGCGGCTGTATCTGCTGTTCCTGGACTAGTTAAATAATCGTAAGCCTTAGAAAATATATTTTTAGATGGCGCTTGAGTAGGAGTTTGAGGTGCAACTTGAGATGGAGCGGTAGGGGCAGAAGGCGCCGATGCACTTGGCGAACCATTAACTGCCTGAGCATCTACATCAGAAGAAATATTTGAATAAGACGGCGTAGTTGATCCAAGTGGTGTAGCAGTAAGATTTGTTTGAGCCGCAACAGGTGCATTTGAATAATTACTAAACTCAGTTGGTTGTTGCGCCAATTCATCGGCACCACCCATATTGTTCGTATTGTATGATGCGTAATCACTAATGCTTGGAGCGCCCGGTGTGGCCTGAGATGGCAGCATTTCAGTACCGCCCAAAGCGTCAGCAGTAGACAAATTGCCTGCTCCCGACAAACTACCAAGACCATAGGCCATTGCACCCTGAGTTAGGGCGCTACCAATATTTCCACCATTTAATAGATTAACCAGGCCAGAAGCGGCGCCAAAATTCCCAGCTACGCTTGTAATACCTAGATTCCCAGCCAATGATGTTCCGCCGGAAGAAAGAAATCCTTCTGGGTCTCCTGTAAAATATGCCAGTGCAGCGGCCTCGGCCATCTGTCCGATAGAACTTTTGCCTACATCATGGATGGCATTCGATATGCCGTTCAGCGCATTGCTAAAAATATCAGACATAAAACCGCTCCAATAATAGTTTGTAGTTTACCATTTAACCTATTTTCCAGCTAGTACCTGTAGAGTAAACAGGCACAGTATTTGTACCGCCACCTACCACGGTTGAACCAAAAGTCGTAGCCGTTGCATCCGATACAAAAGTTCTAGTTCCTGCATTGGTCATGGATGCGGTAGGGAGTTTGGCCACTGTTACGATAGATGTATTGGTGATGTACGTTGAAACCAGCGTGGTCAAAACATCGTTCAGCTGGTTAAAAAACAAACGCAAGACATTATTAACCTTATCCCCGTACTGCCTGTCGTATTGATCTGGCGCAAGGGGCAGGTTCGGTGGCGCAGGATTGATTGGTTTTGTAGCCATTATCTGCGTCCATCGGGTCTAATATTAAAGCGAGGGGCGCCCAACTGCCATTGCGTTCCAATCTGATTAGATTCCATCTTAAAGATCATCTGGCGGCCACGGATACGGGTATACACCTGCCCAGTAAATTCTTCGGTAATGTTGTAAGTTGAGGTGTAGTTGACCGTGTTGTCTTTGGCCTGGGTAGCACCCGAGCCTGAATCGGTCAAGGCAATCAACGTCATCGTTGTGGCTGGCGTGGGTGAGTTTGATGAGCCCGCAAAAGTCAAGTCTGGGAGTATCCTGTCAATAAAGACAAAATGGTCTCCGTCTCCAATATCAAACTCGGCAGAAGATATGTAGGCATCTATTGACTGGATTGTGCCTGTCTCATTATTGTCTACGCCGCTTTCTTGGTTGCAGAGATACCCGTTGTAGGTAGCGCCAATTGGATTATTCTGGAGCGTGGTATCGAGCCAGGCAGTCCTGGCAATAGAGCCGTAATACCAGTTCTTTTCAACATAGTTATAAACAACATAACTATTCATGGTGTCACTAGTGCCAGATACATAGAACCACCAGACTTCGTTAAAGCCTTCTACAGTGCTACAGTAAACTTGTTGATTCTGGTTATAGTTAAGATTTTGGAAGACAAAGCGGCGCAGGTCGCAGTTAAGCGTTTGCACCCGTCCATCGTACATATAGAACTTGTCAATACCCATCCAGTACACAACGCCAGATGCATAAACAGCCGCATTGGGGCCGATAATGGTGGTGTTCTCGCCCAGTAACTGCGTGCCCCACACATAAGGAGGACCAAGGTATTGGAGTGAATAACAAGCCGCATCAGTCAATACAAATATCTCTTGACGGGTTTGAATGGCAGTGACGATCTGGGAGCCGTGAGACAAGCGCACATCCCCTGCTTGGTTGGTAATATCTGGATACCATACCAAAGGATTTTGCTGGTCAGACCAGCGGATCAACATGGGGTCTAGCGTACTCGTACCAATCCCGTTAGTCCCAAACACAATTACAAAATTAGATGCATCAGAAACCTGTAGATAGTTTTGGTACAACGGAACATCCACCAGATCAGAAATGTAGAACGTACCAGAGCCTGCGCTGCTTGTATTAATGGCTGAACCACCTTGAGTGGCGGAAAGATTAAACTGTGTACCAGATACGTTAATCACATAATATGTGGTATTTGTAGATAGGCCACTGGGCAAGCTGCCGCCCGTAACTCCAAGCTGTATGGCGCTATTGTTGGGCAGAGTAACGCCAGACACAACTACCGCAGGGGAAGCATAAGAGATCGTGACTGAACCACCTATACTATTAAGAAGCACGCCTCGGGTTGTGACGCCGCCAGAAGCAGTCCAGTAGTAAATACCCCCACCACGGGGGCCAAATATCAAGTTCTCACCAAAGTTGTAGGCGTTCCAAATCTGTAAGTTATTCTTGACGGTCTGCCCTGTACCCCAAGGCCCAAGGCCAAAGTTACCAGCACCCCATCCATTAAAAGGAGTCTGCGTGGCAGGGCCAGTGTTAATTTGAAACTGTGCAACCACAGAGCTACCGCCACCTGTTGTGGTGGATGATGCATTTGATCCCGCATTAATTGTAAACGTGTTGGTCGTTGGTGTCGTAAGAACCTGGTACTCACCGTTGATGGTAAGCCCCGCTACGGCTGTAGCACCGCTGAATATCACAAAGTCATTGATAATTGCGCCGTTAGCTGTAGCCGTGACAGTGACTATGTTTGACCCAGAAACCGTTGCAAACGGATTTGAACCCAAGGTCAATGTGGTTCTTATTGGGGTGATATCGTAATAAGCTGTGCCGTAAGTGAGGTAGTACTTTAAATTAGTACCCACACCTACCAAGTTTAGGAAGGACAGCGTGATCCAGTTCCAAAGGGAACGGCAAACGCCCAGAAATGTGTTTGGAGAATACTGCGTCCAGCCACCAATCTTCTCTGGACTGCCTTGACGAAATCTAACCCACTGGCTCTCATACCACCCGCCTTCATTGTAATAGCGGGTATTTTCTTTATTCACCCCAGGTTTGAAGATTATTTTCGAAAATGGCATGTTAACCGCCTAAAACGGAAAGGGCGTGTTGGGTTAATTTTATACGTTCTTCAAGACCAAATGTACCACCATTTATGCGTTTTGTTAAGCCTTCCCAGTTCTGCGCTTCAGCCAGATCGTTGCATCCATGAGTCTTCCAAAACCACCCAGCGGACAGGGCAGCATACATTGGGGTCGCAACAAGTTGCGGGTCTTTGACCATATCCCTCTGGACTGACTGCCCAAAGTGGTAATAGTTATCGTGTCCAGTCAACTGAATACAGCCCCGACCATGAAACCGCCAACCATCTCCTGATTTTTCATCACGGTTTCCCATTCGATTGGCGTAAATTCTGTTGGCAATCTTCTCGGGCTGGTGGGCGTAAAGGGCAAACTCATCGGGTTGAAACTTGTGTCCAAAGAGCTTTTGTAAGGTTTCGGCTCGATAGTTGAGGTTCTCTTCCAGTGTTTTGAAATGGTTGCACTCGTGGCTGCACTGTCCAATAAAAGCTGCCTGCTTCTTGACATCATTTACCCCAAACGTAGCAAAGGTTGTAGTCAATGGCTCTGACCATTCAGCACCTATCCCGAGCTGATTGAGCTTCTCAGGGCTTAACATTAACCATCTCCCTTACTTTTTGATAGGTGTCGATACAGGCGTTGAGCTGGGTGATGGCGATGTCCCCGTCTGCTGCGATACTTGCAAGAGCTTTAATAGTCTCTCGCTCAGATTCGCTTGCATCGGTTGTATTTCCGCTGGTAGCTCCGGCATCTGCACTGGCTTGAACGGGACAACTGGAGGGGAGGTGCAACTTGTTACTGTCCACGAGAGCAGTAAGATTATCTTGTTTCGCTTTAAC